GATAAGTTTAAATTAGACTTAGATCAGAAAATGAAAAAGTTTTTGAAGCCTTTAGAATGGAAGTTGTATGAAATGTTGTATATAAAGAAAATGACGGAAAAACAAGCGGCGAAAAAGATGGGCTATAAGAGTACAGAGGAAAATAGAAATCCTGGATATAAGCAGATAAAGAACATGCAAAAAGCTATTATCAAGAAGATAAAGATAAATATCCATAACGGCGGAATAGACGTTTATTAATATGTTAACAGAAGAACAGCAAAATATTATCGTTAACGAATGGAACAATCGTCCTGATGATCCTCCTTCTTTGATAGAATTGATTAGATTAGCATATCCAAATTCTCCTGATTTAGATGGCCGTTGTAAAGAAGGTAAATATGTTCAAGCGTTTCTAGCAAAAAGAAGTCTAAAAGCTAGAGGCACTCATGAATACAAGTCTAAAAAAGCGCCAGATTTAACAGACGAAAATAAACAGTTCATTTTAAATAACGCCAAAACAATGAAGGCGTTAGAAATAACACGAATCATATTTGATAATCCTACATTGTCGAATTTGAACAATGAAACTAGAATTGTCGCCAAATTTATTTCTGAGAATATACTTCCAGAAGATATTTACAAAGAACAAGAAGAAATCGCGCAAGAAGATTATGTGTCTCCTCGTTCTTTAGATAAAGCGATTAATAAAGTTAATAGATATGTATATGATTTAAATTTAAAGCGCGAAAGTTTAAACTCTAGACATAAAAAAGATTTAGAATGCCTATTAAAGTATATCAATACTTATAGATTCGTGCATCAAATTAATTCTTATGACAGTAATGTTGATAGAGATCTTTTTGAAAGCTCTTTTGTTCGTTATACATACGATAAAAACGATCTTACAGAAGAAGAAGTAGATCAATATATTATATTGTCTTCTGAAGTTGTTATTGCTTCCAGCATTCAACGAAGAGTAGAAAAGTTGCAGAGATTATTAGAAGGAGCCGCAGATAATGACGCTAGAATTTCAATGGGTCTTGTTGAATCTATTAATACGGCGCAGCAAGAATATAATCAATGCGTCAGTCGTCAACAAAAACTTGTTAATGATCTAAAAACAAAACGTTCTGATAGATTAGGCAGTCAAATCAAGCAAAATGCTAGTATCGTAAATCTTATTCAAGCTTGGAAAGAAGAAGAGTCTAGAGTAAAGATGATCAAATTAGCAGAAATGCGAAAGAGAACGTTGGACGAAGAAATTACAAAGCTAGAAGGTATGGACGAATTAAAGTGCCGTATACTAGGCATTTCTAAACAGGAGATATTAAATGGTTAATTGTAAATTCTGTAATAAAGATTTTGATAATGACAAAAGTTTACACGCTCATTTAAAATCTCATAAAATCTCAGTATCAGATTACTATCAGCATTATTATCCTCGCAAGGATTTATTAACTGGTGAGGTTATTGAGTTCAAGAATAAAGATCAGTATTTCGAGTCTGACTTTAATTCAAAGATAAACTTTAAAAAGTGGGCGAAGTCTTCAGATCCTAAAATAGTTGGAGATTATTGCAAAGGATTGTTGCAAAAACGTCAAGAGAAAAAGAAATCTATATATCCATTTTCTCAAGTCGAGTTAAAGTCTTCTGGAATTCCTAGTATTAACTTTTTAGAAACTGTTATTGGTGATTATTATGATTACTGTGATAATAACGGCTTTGAAAAGAAGTTTTTAAATCCAAAAGACTTACTTTTAATTGACAACATAGTTGATAACTATTGTATTTATGTAGATACAAGAGAGCAAAAGCCTTTAGAGTTTCCTAGGTTAACTCAAGTAAAGAAATTAGATTTCGGAGATTATTGTTTCGAGAATTTAGACATATCTGGAAATACTTTTATCGAAAGAAAGTCGTTAAAAGATTTTATTGGAACTTTGGCCGCAGGATACGATAGATTTTGCCGGGAGATAGAAAGAGCCGCAGAGAGCAATAGCTCTATTGTTGTGGTAGTTGAGAATGATTTGGCAACGTGTTTAAGATTTAACTATCTTCCGTATATAGCTAGAAATACAAAAGTAAATCCTGATTTTATATTTCATAAAGTTCGGACGTTAATGACTACATATAAGAACGTGCAGTTTTTATTTGTAGATGGTCGAGAAGAATGCGTAAGAGTAATAGAGAAAATCTTTGTTAATAAAGATATATCATTAAATTACGATCTTCAGTTATTATATGATATAAAGAAGTTATGATTTACTGTCCCGATAAATATAAAGCAGAATTTCCTGATTTAAATGAAGAGTATAAACTTCTTAAAGGAGAACTTGATGATAAAGAGGCTCGTATTACTCTTGCTAAATTTCTAAGAAACAATATTGGATTTACAACTGAGTTATTATCAGGAATAAAACTCGCGCCATACCAAGAGATGATTCTCAAAGGTATGATGAATCGCAATTTCTGCATGAATGTTCTTGGTCGTGGTTGCGGGTTGATTCAAAAGGCGGCGAACTTCTTCAACAAGCTTTTGGCGTGAAAGCTAAACGTAACGATCAATATGAATGGCAAATTAATGGAGGTTCCATTACTGCCATTCCTCTCAACGGAGAAAAGATTCGTGGTTTTCGCGCCAATATCCTTTTATTAGACGAATATCTACTGCTCCCAGAAGATATTATTAAAAATGTATTGATGCCATTCCTTGTCGCTCCTCAAAACATGAAAGAGCGTATGGAAATACGAGAAATTGAAGACAAGTTGATTAAAGATGGACTCATGAAAGAAGAAGAAAGAATGGTATTTCCAAATACTTCAAAAATGATTGCTCTTTCTTCAGCTTCTTTTACATTTGAGAATTTATATAAAACTTATAAAGAATGGAATGACAAAATTTATTCCAACGAAGAGAACGACGCTAAATACTTTATAGCTCAAATGAGTTATGAAGCTTTGCCTAAACACATGATTGATAATACCGTTATTGAGGAAGCTCAAAACGGCGGCACTTCTCATAGTTCATTTTTACGAGAATATTGCGCCCAATTTACAGATGGTAGCGATGGATATTTTAGCGCAAAGAAGATGCACGAATGCACAATTCCTGATGGAGAGGCTCCATATACTTTAATTAAAGGAAAGTCTAATGTTAAATATATATTAGGAATCGATCCAAGCTTTTCTAATAGCCCAAGTTCTGACTATTTTGCTATGTCTGTTTTTGAATTAGACGAAGAACGTAAACAAGGAACGCTAGTTCATGGATATGCAGTTGCTGGCGGAAATTTAAAAGCTCATATTAGTTATTTGTATTATTTAATGACAAATTTTAATATTGTAATGATATGCATTGATAATGCTGGTTATCAGTTTATTGATAGCGCAAGAGAAAGCGAATTATTTAAGAAGTCTAATATTAATTTAGGGTTCTTCGAAGCTGATACATCTCTTGAAGGTAATGAGTATATAAATATGACTCGTAAAGCTGCAAGAGAATATACTTTAGAAAAAGGACATATTTGTTTTAAACAAAACTTTACAACAGATTTTATTCGCAAAGCAAATAACTATTTACAAGCTTGTATTGATCATAAAAAAGTTTGGTTTGCTTCTAGAACTTCTGCTAATAACGAAGCTTTCGATATACAAAGTTCTTGTCATGTTAATTTAGATAACGTCGGTCATGAATCTATTTTAGATTTCATTGAATTCCAAGATAATATTATATATCAAACGAAAAAGCAATGCGCGTTAATAGAAGTAAAATCTTCCGCCAAAGGATCTCAGTCCTTTGATCTACCTCAACATCTAAAAAGAGACATGTCTCCTAATAGAGCTAGAAAAGATAATTATACTACATTAATGTTAGCAAACTGGGCGACAAAGTTTTATTTTGAGATAGAAGCATCATCAAAAATAAAAGAAGTCTCTACTTTTTCGCCAAGAATGATATAAAAAGGTGTAATTAATAAAAATGCCGCAAAGTCTTATAGGTTTAAAGCAGATTAAGTCTGGCGAAATTGGGAGTTATATTACTGGAGCTTTAGGTGTGTCAAGCACGGGAGCTACAGTTTACACTTCCAAGCCTTCTGTCTTTAATAACTCTCTTACAGTGAGTGGAGCGGCTGACTTAAAAGATACTTCTTATGCTAGAGAAGATTTTCAAATCGCTTCTGGATTATTAGTTTCTGGAAATATAACTGGACTAGGAGCTTTAAACATTAGCGGAGTTGCTAGGTTTGATAACGACGTTTCTTTTGATAATCCAGTTATTCTAGAAGATGTATTGACTGTATCTGGCGCTGCTGGATTTTCTGGAACTTCTAGATTTGATG